CAATCACTTGTAGTTGTTGGTCTTGCACTTTTTTTTCACTTCTCTTGCGAGAGAATAATTTTTGTAGTAATTTTGCCATCGTTATAAATTTTATTTGTTATTATATGCCTCGCCTTGTTGTGGGGCTTTTTTATTTTCTACTTCTGTTTTTCTCATACCCCTTTGCAAACTCTCTTATATCTTGATAGGAGTATTTAGGGTGACCTTCATCATTTACTCTGTAAAAACAACCCTCACGCTCCAAACGGGTAACTGTTTGTTTCTCCACCTGCAACATTTCTGCTACTTCTTTAAGGCTCAATAATGAATTTTCAGAACGCTCATTCTTAACTCTCCTCATAGCCTCTGCATATTGATCTATATTATCAGGAAGCAGCCTTGCCATAGTATGAAACTCTTTCACCTCTTCAAGTGTGAGATTATTATAGGTGCTCATTGCATATTCTACTCGTGTCATAGATTCTTCTTATATAAGTCTTTTTGTTTGTATCCGTATTTTTCATAAACTGGAAGAAGGTCGATTCTCAGTAACTTATTACTCCTTCTCCTCGCTCCATCAAGTACTGCCGATTGCTTTATATCAAGTATCATTGCAAGCTCTAAACTAAACCTATTACATTTTTTTATGTGATCCGCCACCTCATCCGAGAGGTCTCCTGTGATTGCTTTCCTATAATCTTTCATTGTTTTTTTTACTTTTCCCTCTTTTTTCATTGCTGTTCAAATTTTTATCATTATATTTGCACCTGTAAAAACAGTTGTTTGTTTCTGTCTCATTTTGACAGTGCAAAATTATAACTAATTTGGTTATAAAACAAATTTTTGAATAACTATTTTAGTTATAAATAGTGTTAAAGTTTGCAAGCAATTGGTTTTTAAATAATTGTAGTTGTGAAAACATATTTTTCAAAGGAGGATATACCTATCTTAGACTTGATTTTATCAAGCCTTATTATCTTAAATAAGGAATTGAGTGTGGCTGATGACCTTGTAAAAAGACTCTTGCAAATTGACACAAAAGACATGTCTAAGGGTTTGGATTATATAGAAAAACCTTTTATTCATTATGTAGATATATTTGTCCTTCATCAAGTAGGAACAAAGCAGGAGACAGAAACGCTTACATTGCTTAAAGCTAATGAAAAAACCCTACCTTTTTATAATCAAGGAGGGTTTCAAGAGTTATACAATCAATTTGTAAAAAATAATGAGTACAATGATAAACAAAATGTATTAGTAGGCCTACAGATTGAGGAAATCCAACGAAATAAAACTATATCATGGATAGCTCTCGTCGTATCTGTACTGTCTTTAATTGTTAGTATCATAACGATGGTATGTACTTAAACAATCTCATTACATATCGTTTTTCTTTGGCAAATTCAAGCCCTTTGTGAGCAGCGAAATAATCCAAAAGCTCTGTAAATAAATGCTTGTTCTCAGCCATTTTATAGTGTAGCTCAAGCCGCGATTCCAAAGCATCTACATATGCCTCTATATCCTCCAAGTTAGAAGGAGAGTATTGAGTAATTGTAATATTTTGAGCCTTTGGCACTGGAGTTTCCTTAATTTTGTTTTTCAAAAGACACAATTCAAAGGATTGTTTCTTAATCAATGTATTTACCTGACTAATACTGTCCCTCATCTCAAGGGATACATATACCATTAATACTATGATTAACAGCAGAAGAATACTTATAAAATACAACATGACTATATAATTTAAAAACGCAACAAAGGTATGAAAAATAATTTAGATAACCAAAATAGTTATATTAATTTATATCTCAAAGAGGCTTTTTCCAAACTTGGAAAAGATCAATCTGATATAATGAATGATTTAGGAGTATCACAGCCATATGTATCCGCCTTAATGAATGGGAAAAAACCTGTAGGAAAGGTTATGGCTGAAAAATTAGTATTATTATATGGGTTTGACAAAGCAGGAATACTCACAGGAGAAGGTCCTATGCTGAAATCCTCCCCTTTAACTCCTGCCCAACAAAAAAACATACTCAAAAAGCTAAAAAAGCTCTTTATATCACTAAGAAATAGAATTACCAAAGACCAGCAGCAGGCATTCAAGCAATATGAAGCACTACTATCACAAGGAGAGACCATAGTAACAAATGAACTTATTGAGGAGATAACTGATACTTTTCCTGATATAAACAAAGAATGGTTGCTGTCTAACAAAGGGGCAATGTTCCTTACAGACGAGGGGTCTATCAATGGAAAGGATATTACTCACACTATTGGAAATTTAAAATCAAAAAATGGTACTTCTGAGGTAACGCCTATTCCTGAGCAGAGTTATATGATGGTTGAATATGCTGACCTTGCTGTATCTGCTGGCATGCTTGGAGGTGATTTCTCCGATTCTTTTGTGGAAAATCTTCCTGAAACCCATAAGCGGCTTATCCCTCGTGAATATAGAGAAGGAAACTACCTTGTTGTAAGGGTAAATGGTGATAGTATGGATGATGGAACAAAGCGTTCACTCTCTGATGATGATGAAATACTCATACGACTTTGGACAGATGGCATGGATACCCTACCTATTCATAACAAACTCTTTGTACTAACCACTCGTAGTGGGCATATCGTTAAACAAATAACCAAAATTGACCGCAAAAAACAGCAAATCACTTGTCATTCTTTCAATCCGTTATACCCAGATCAACTTGTAGATTTCGAAGAGATTATACAAGTATTTACTGTGGAAAAAATAGTAAATTCTAAAATCAGATTATAATTTAATTTATATTACCATGAAGAAAATATTTACCCTCTTGATTTTATGCCTGTCCCTTGCATGTTCCAAGGATGGAGGCTCTAATAAAGAAAATAAACACACCAAAGAAAGAATTCTTGAAAAAGGTGAAAAAGTGTGTGGACAATACAACGGGAAAACACTATACACAGGACCTCGTGGAGGTTGCTACTATTACCAAGATGATGGAGAAAAAACATATGTAGACAGGAGCAATTGTTCTTGTTTAAAATAATCTAACAAATACTTTATACATGAAAAAACTAATCTTTTTATTACCAATATTCCTCTTTTCCTGCTCTAAAGATAGCAAAGAGGATGAACAAGTAACAAAGTTAAAGGAAAGCCTTGCGGGGACTACTTGGACTTATTACTATAAAAACCCCTTCGGAGATGTGGATATAACCACTTACTATTTTCACCCAAATGAAAATAAAGTTACATTTCACAACAAAGAAACAAGACGCTCAATAAATGATGAAAAAGTATACCTATACAAATACGAATATCCTAACTTATACATAGCTAATGAATATGGTAGGTATATTTACACACCATACATCGTAGATGTGGATAAAAATGAGTTTTATCGCAAAAATGAAATGCCTTTCAAAAAAGGAACCGTTGATGTTATAACCCCTTATACAATTAATGATGTTATAAAGATAACTCCCATTAATACATCTGATTTATTCGAAAAAACAGATACATATTGGGAGCCTTCAGCAAAAAATAAACACCTATATTTTGTAATAAGTTCTGGAGAGAATGGAGTATATAAGTCACGAGATACCATTCGACCATATTTGATAGAATACAAACGCTTGGAATACCCATATATTCATCTTAAAACAGTGTACTATAAGTATAACACAGACGAAGACGGGAAAAAGTATGAAGTTGTTGATGAAAATATACCTCCCTTATCTGAGATAGCTACTTTAAAGAATAATGACAAGGAATTAGAATTTAGAGGAGAAACATTTTACCGACTATATTAATACAAAAAGCCCCATTACGGGGCTTTTCTACTTAAAAAAAATAAAACAATAATGAAAAGTACACAGAAAAATATCCAAGTATAAGAATTTACTTTTACTTCTTTGTCTTTTTGCACCTCACGCCTTGCTGTTTGCGTTTTTAATATGCTTTGTTCTTTAGTATTAGTTGTTATAGTAAGGGTGCTGTCAGCTTGTTGCAAGCTCTTAGAAAGGTTATCTATGGTTTTAATCATTACCTTTCCGCCCTGTACTCTTATAGTCTCCTTGTCGCCGTCTCTGATACGATAATACACTACTTCCTTAGTATTTCCTATGCTATCCTTATCACTCTCAAGGGTGATTTCATAGGATTGGGATTGCTGTATCTCAAAAGTGCTTACCTTTTGGGCTTTTTCTACGTGCGTGGAGCTGTCTTTCACCTCCTTTCTTTCGCTCCGCTGCTCTTCTTTCAGCTCGGTTCGGTTTGATTTCTTACTCCCGCAACCAGTTAGCAACAAAAGGGCTAATAGTAAATACAATTTCTTTTTCATTTCTCATTAGTATTAATCATTATTAAGTCATCTTCCTTGTTTCTCCACGCAACCTACCTATGTTCACGCTTATATCGTATGTAGAACTCGGTTCGTTAAATTTCACTGTTCCTGCCATCACCTCTACTCGTTCCCATTTAGTAAAAAAGTTACTTTCAAAATACATTCCCTCACGAGGTCCTGTATACAGATACACCTCATTAGAGGTATACAAGTCTCTTACTTCTTCTATCTCATTAGCAAGTACAGGCACTGAGCTCATTAATCTCCATTCCTCCGTAACTTCAAGCCCTAAATGCTTGCGCTCCATGGCACCTTCTTTATATCGAGCATTCCAGCTGCCACGATTCTTTGTCTTTAGCTCTCTTTCAAAGTCCTCAGAGAATAACCAATATCCCCACGATCCATAGCGTGTACGCCATCTCAAGAATATACCGCATTCATCTACTATTCTTGTTATCTCCTCTTTTGGATAAAAAGAATCATCTCCTACTGTAATACTCAATCTGGCCCTTTCTACCCAGAAACTAATTGTTAAAGGATCTGTATTTACATTTATCTTAGTACAATAGTAATCTACTTGAGGATACCCACTAAAATAGGGCTTCCCTACATTAGGAGGAGCTACCCTTTTACCCTTCATGTGTTTCATGTTCTCTGTAGAATCGGCTATAGGCAGCCATCCACTGAATGTAGATAAGGTAATAGTCTCTTTTTTCTTATGATCTTTCCATTTTTTAGTAGTAAATTTCAAATTAGTTGTGAATATTGGTACACCTATAAACTTTTGTTCTGTAGATGGAGGATTCTTGTACCTATCGGCAAATATCCTTTGTAATAGCAACCGCAAGTCTATATCAGTAGTCTCTCCTCGATTCAATGAGTACCTAACTACATCTCTCGGCAAGCCTTCTATCTCCAATATGTCGGCATCTCTTGATATTAGCGCTCTTACAAAAGTGAATGAGTAAGGGTTGTGTATCCCTACTATATCGTGATCCATTTTAATATTGTAGTCAAACATATTCTTTTATGCTACATTTTGAATTTCCTCTATAATCTTTATAATATCACTACTGAATTGTATTATATATCCTTCTCCTACCTTATCAATGATACTCTGTATACGTTCAGGAGTGATAACATCGTCTATAAATTCAGGCTTTCCATTATTCTGAAAGCGACTTGTTCCCATTCGCCCTATCTTATGAGCAATAGCAAAGGCTAATGATGATATTTTCATCTTCTTCTCAATAGGTTGTATCCCTTTGGCTTGTATCCATGCTTCAATCGCTCTTATTGGGGGCAATTTTCCATCCTTACGCCCGTGCTGCATATAGTAGGTGTAATCCTCTCCGACAATCTTCGCAATTATCTTACCTTCCTGCCATGCTATAAAGGTCTGTAAGCTCCTTTCCCATTGGCCAGTAGCACGCATGCCTAAGCTATCATACTTCTCTACAAGCTCCTTTACTATAGCGGACAATTCCTCTGCCATTATATCCCTTACATTCATAATCTATTATCTGCTACTTGTTATTTGAAAATTGACCAGCACCCCATCGAAATTAGTATCATATAGATTTATTACCTCCAACATTCGCCATTGCAGTATATCATACTCCCAACAAAAGGCATTAGCTATCTTCATAACCTCTTCCTTACAGCGCTTGATATACTTCTCATACTTTCCCTCGCTTGGCATGTTTCCTTCTTGATCATCATACACCCTATCATAGTCCGATACCATAAGAAATAGTAATCGCCCGCTATAGGTACGTCCGACCTCCTGAGCACCTTCCTCAAATCTTACAATCTCTTCTATGGGGTCGAGGAATAGGTAGAATTCCTTATCCTCCAACCTCTCTAAATTACTATAATCATCACGGCCGTAATCAAATGACCATCCGTTATTCCTCGCTATCTGTTGTAGTTTCTCTTTCATGGCTATTTATAATTGGAGCACCCTTGCTTATCTCGTCAAAGAAATCTTTTAATTTACCTTCCTTCTCGTAGTTATATAGGGCTTTCATGATGAATTTAGGGGGATATTTTCCTCCTGTAAGAACAAATATATTTTTAACTATCTTACTAACAGGGTACATAAGTGTCATAAATTGTAATACACTTTGAAATATTTTCCCCATTTCTGTATCATTTAGCGGAATACTTAGTACAGAAAGAGATATATACACCACAGAAACGACCAGTAATATCATTATATTTCCTCCGATAAACTCTTTTATACTAAAACTTCCTGCTTTAGCGTGGTATATTGCTCCAACTGTCATATTTAGAAAAAGAATAAAGCCTATTCCTGCAAAGAAAAACTCATTTTTTTCCCTCCACATAGAGAAATATGAGTACAACATCAAAAGAGGAATACTCTTAAAGAAGGCAAGGAAAAAGTAATACACCCTATCTCTTAACTGTATTTTGTCATCAAAGTAAAACAGTAACACCATTGGGGTCGCCCATGTGGCTATCTTGATTTTATATTTCAAAAACCATTTAGAAAGTTTATTCACTGTATCTGTCATTGGTCTCTTGTCATTTATCATTCTTCTCAATTGTTCTTATCACCCCTTTGAGACGATCTGCATACGTGGGCTCGGTAGCATAGCCTGCTTGCGCTACTTCTTCAGCAAATTTGTACGGGTCGCTCTTCACCAGTAATGCCTTAGCATAGCGCTTATTCGTGATGAACAAACGAGCATGGTCTGTAAAGCTCTCCTCAGGGCTATCATACTTTCGGAACCAGTCCTTAACCTCGTACAAATAATTGCCATCCGCTCGCTTGGTGACCCTGATTATCTCAGGGAAAGCCACATCAGGAGAGGATAGCACCTCTTTTGTGACTACTAATTGCCGTTTCTCAGGCGGCGTGCCCGCTTTGGCTTTCACGCCAAACATCATATTTCCTGGTGCTCTCTTCCCCCAACCTGTCTCCAAGGCTGATTGAGCGAGAATAAAAATAGCTGAAATCCCCGTTTTTCGCTCTGTTTCCAATGCGTAGGGCTTGTAAGTTTTTATAAATTCTTTCGGTGTCATAGTTTTTTTAATTTAGTTCTAAAACAATTTCTTTATTTATCAAACTTGGCAATGTAATGGGTTCGTCATTATCTTCATATCTCACAGCTCCTGACCAAGAAGGTAGTGTAAGATATATATCTACTTTTCTGTTCACAAAAGCAGAATAAGAATGGGAAGTCTTTATCTTTCGCCCATTTATGTATGCATTCCCTGTTTTAAAAAAAGCTTCATTAAAGTATTCTACATGGCCAAAACTTATGTAAAAATCAATAACATTAGGCGTTCTTGTGTCATTAATGTTTTCTTTAATAAAAACATCCCAAACAAAATCGTTTCCTTCTCGAAAAACTTTTGATCTTCTTACCTGCCATTTTACATTTTCTTCATGTATAGGAATGTAACTAATATACGAGGAGTTACTAACCCGAAAAGGTAAAAAGTTTTCCATGTTTCGCCCTTCTTGAGTGTTAAAGAAATTCTTTACTCTAATCCTACAATAATGAATTTTTTTTCCTTCTCCTCCCCACTCAAAGTATTGTATTGCGTTCATCGGTTAATGTATTTAATGATCGGATAAGGGGTAAAGCTCGCAACGATGTCCCACCAATCAATGAATGTACCCTTGTAATATTTGTCATATAGCTCCTTACATAGCCCAATACTACCTAATATGATAGCGGCTATAAGCAAGGACTTCCCTACGGACAAGAATATCAGAGCACTAAGGAAAATGACAATAAATATTATATTCCCGTACTTACTATGCAGGAGCTTGTCGCTACCCTTGAGATTGTTCATTACTTTCATCATATATTTCGAATGTCTATGTAACACTTGTTGTTCCATATACTTACTACGGCTGTAGAGCCATCACCCCCGTTGAAGGCATTATCTCCCGTGTAGATGATGGTCTTTCTTGTACAAGTGAAGGTTACATTACCTCCTGCAAATACCTTCCTGAAGGACATATTACCCATATTCTTCAAGAAAGATAGATCTATATTGAGTGAGGTTGAGACAAATATTACTCCATTCTGCCATTGTTCCACAGCCGCCCAATTATCCCCTATCTCAGCACCTACACGATATACATCACCATACCACGCCAAATCTCGGAAATCACCGTTATCTTCATTAAATCTGGAACCATCTACTGTGTTACGAACTCCTAACCTTGTTGCAGCATACCAATCTTTCTTAAAGATTTCAATAGACGAAGTTGATCCCGCTGTATAGAACATGAGATACGCCCCACTACCTCCAGTACTCAATATGGTATACTCCCCTTGCTTACGGGTAATATTATTTAATTCTGAAAAAGGAATAACACGCCTGTATTGGAACACTTCTCCCACTGCCTCCTGTATCTTTTCCTCTGTAGCCAGCGCTGGCTTTCCATCAATATCGTCCCAGTTGTGTCTGTGAGAGGCAGGGGCAAAATTCAAATCGGGCTTATCTGCTAAGTCATTGTAGGAAAAAGCATTCTCGAAAATAACATTATTTCCGGCCATGAGCTTAATCTTTCCATTCTGCACCACGATCCCATCAGGAATATTGCTGACAAAGTGGCTCACGGGGATACTGGTGAGGAGGTTATTGCGCTTATCCCTTAACTCTAAGGTCTTCTCAGGCTTGTTGTACACCAATTTTGTCCCCTCGTCATCGAGGAACATTAGGGAGATGCGCCTTACTATATTGCTGCCCCTCTTGAATCGAAACTCTGTAGTATTCTCGTCCAGCTCTATATCGTAATCCTCAAGGTTATCTAACCGCTGCTTGTAGGCATTCGTGAAGTCATTCGTGGATAGCCCCTTACCATCTTCCTTGTCTACTTTCGTGTCAATGAGTGCTTTCAGATCCGCTGCTGTGCCTACATAGTTGCTGCTTTGGAGCGCTCCCAAGAGTAGTTCTCGCTCGCGCTGGGTCATGATCACGGGTCTGTTGGTATTGAAGGTTAAGCGCTGTAGTGCCTGCTGGGCAGCATCGGCATTGTCATATACAACTCCATTGATCTCTACTTCACTGACCAAGGCGTCCAAGATAGAGAAGTTCATATCCTCTGCGCTGTGTAGGATCAGGCGCTCTCCGTCCACACGTGCTACGAAGTTTTTCAGTGCTAAAATCCCGTTGTACTCAAAGATGTATTCCTGCAATTCGCCTGTGTCAGGCCTTACTTTATACTTAGGTGTTGGCATGGTTATTCGTTTTTTATGGGTGTTTTATCATTTTCATTGAGATATTCCTTGATGGAAGAAGCTATTTCCTCTACATCCCCGCGGTTAAGGATGATCTTGCCCATCACTTGTCCTGCTTTGTCCAAGCGTACCTTATCCTCGGCCTTTTCATAGATACTCTTTATCTCTATCAGGCAGAGTAAAAAGGCACCCCCAAGGGTCATAAAGGGAAAGAACCACAGCTGATTCCCGTAATATTGCTCAAAGTACCACACAGCACTCATCTGCATACTATCTACTATCGTGAGGGCGATTAGTACATTGTAGTACTGGGCGAGCTTCCCTACAGTACGCTTGTAGCCATACGAGGTGCGCATCTCTCCGTTGTTCTTGGCTTTGCGCAGGCCACTCCATAGGTCGGCCATAATCATTACTAAGACTAAGATGTAGATACCAAAGAGGATCCACAAGGTTACAAAGATTTTTTCCATTGAATCAATACCTTTTAATTTCTATCTAAGGCAAAAATAAAAAGCCCCTTCCATATAGGAAAGGACTTTTTTAAACCCTTAGTAATCACTATCTCTTGTTTCGCTCTCGCAGTGCTTCGTACTCCTTGATCGCTCGTCGGAGTTCCTTGCCTGCCTTAGCATCGGCTACGATATAGGCTTCTATACCTTCCCCTTGGAGTTTCTCCACGGTAGTGCTGAGCCTTGAGAGCACCTCGGTAAGTCCTGTAGGCACTCCTACAGCGGGGACGCTGTTCTCACTTGT